TCTTGCTTTGGCTTGTGCTAATTGTTCAGCAGTAGCACGGCCTTCTGATACAGCTATCTCTAAGCCTTTGATTTTCTTACCTAATTCTATCTCAAATAGCTTTACCTCTTCTGCATTTTCTTTAATTTTATTAAAATGTTTTCTGTATGCCTGAGCAGCCTGATTAACAAAAGGTGTAGCTGAGTCAACAACCTCATCAACATCACCATTTCTCATGGCTTTGGCAACCCTTTCACGAAAGCCAAATTCAGATAATGTTTGATTACGTTGTATGAAGTCTTTGCCTTTCATCGTCAGTAATTGCATAGATCTGCCAATGTCACCAGACTTAGCCACAACACCTCTAAAAGCAAGATAAGCAGTATCCATAGCTCTCATTGAATCTAGAAGTGAGCTAAGATAAGTCGTTCTAAATGTAGTTTCTACAGATTGATCCATAGACTCACCAGTTACCTTACCTCCCTGGACTTTCTTTTGTATGACACCACCCATGTCAACAAGCCCTGCAACAATTTTTCTTGATGTAAGGTTTGCACTTTGTGTCAATCTTGTAACTGGATTCCACTTTAGTTTTTCAAGCTTGATACCAGTTTCTTCTAAAGCTTCATTATCCATAGATATTCTTAGATTCTGTGGGCTACTTTCATCAGCTGAGGCACCTACACTTCTGAATATTCCTTCTTCCCCTTCTTGTGCAAAGTCATCTGCTGGCCTCATTCCACCTGCTATTCTTCTTCCAAAAAGACCACCGATTGTACCACCTATTATTCCTGCACCCACTAAAGGGACTAATGTCTGACCAAGCTCAGTTCTGCCTTCAGATTGTGATGCAATAAGAAATTCCTCTGGTGCATATAAAACTGTTGTAAAAGCTGCACTACCTACAAACCTTTTAAGAAAACTTGCTTGAGTTAATGTTTTAAATGTACCAAGTGGTGCTAATGTAAGAGGAGAAAGCAAACCACCTAAACCTACACCTAACAAGTTACCATTTTCAATAATTTCAAGATCTTTTAAATCTTCCTGTAATCTCTCAAGCCTTACTGTTGTTTCGTAGGCACTAGAACTATTTAAAAATCGCCACTCATATCCTTCTGGTACTTGTGGGTCTTGCAAAGGATCATATGATGGATCATCTTCAAAATCAGTATTTTCTATAAGACGTGAAAGTGCTTGAAAACCAGTATATTGCCTAAAACCTGCACCAACTGATTCACTAAAACTATATTCTTCTGGTGCAACATAAGGACTTTTATAGACATCATTAAATGTTGATATAGGACTACTTTGTTCTTCTGCTAAGTTTTGATTTAACTGTTGTACTATACCTGTATATTCAGGTGTTCTAATCATCTAATATCACCTCTAAGAAGCCTGTAAGTATCAAAAAAACTTTCTAACTGTTCTTTACCTGTAGGGCTTTCAATAAAAGGCAATATGTTTGTGTAAGAAAGTGGTGCTGAGTTTATTGTATTTGCAAATTTATTGTAGCTTGCAACCAATGATTTTATGCCTTCTGCATAGTTTCTATTTGTTCTAATAGATTCCATAACTGCATTTAGATTGTTCTTAGACATAAAATCAAAATAACCTAATGCTTTTCTTACTCCACCATTTTGTATTTTTTCTAAAGCTTTTCTGTAATCTTTTTGCAACTGTGAGCCATAATAGTTCCAGCTATAGTTATTAGCTATAGTAACATTTCTTCCATCTTCTAATAAGGCAACAACCCTGTATGTAGGTGTTCCAGCAGTTTCATTGTTGCTAATAAACATTATTTCACGATCTTCAATAGCTTCATTCAAAACTGTATCATTAACATCGCCAGTAAATGTGTTGTTCCATTGAGTTATTGCATCATCTATAATCATATTTTTTGTAACAATTACACCATCTCCAGGGATTGTTGACTGTGCCACTTTTACAATGTCTTGACCTTTAATTAATGAAATTTTACCATTTTTATCTTCATGCAAATGCATATTGCCACTAAACCTATATAGTGTTTTAAGAATAGCTTGGTTCAATCCTTTTGGATTATTGGCAACCTCACCCCTTGCGGCTAAGAATTTAACATATTTTATCATTTCGTTTTTCATAAACGGATCACGAATTATGGCCTCTGCCATATTACTAACACCACTTTGTTCATAAAATGATTCTACTTGTTTTGTTACATAAGGCTGTCCACCTACACCATTGCTGAATAATTTAACAAACCAGTTATCATCTATAGAGTCTGCAACTTCTTGAAAAGCTGTATCAAAAACGACCATATCAGATGTATTTGTTTTATCTCCCATCATTTTGCTATTAGGAAATAAATCAGAAAGATTTCTATTAGCACTACTGGGTGAATTAGCAGTAGAAAAACTTCCCGAATCAGGATAATAAAAAGCAGATTCCATCATTGATGTATTTACCTCAGACACAGCACCTGAAGTAATAAATTGAAACCTAGCCTCACCATCATCACCATATTTATTAATTATAGCTTGTTTTATTGTTCCGTATAATTGTTTTGCAAATGTAAATTTATCGTCTTTTAGATATGGTATGCTTGCAAATATATCCTGTAGTTTTTGTGGTATATAACCATGCAAAGTAACTTGCCTTGTATAAAAATCAATGCTTGTATTTCTTATTTCTGCATTGTCACTTAGGGGATCATATTCAACCATCTGACCATTGAGGTTAAATTGAGTCGGAAGAATCTTTTCTAGTGCTTCTCTATCTTCTTTGTTTAACACAATTCCTGAACTTATTTTAGATCCTACACCTGAAAGTAATTTTGTTTCTCGTTGTTGTTTATACCAAGCTTTTGAATATGTATTAACTTTAGCTATCCATTGAGATTCTGAGTAGGCAAAAGCTTTGCCATTTCCAATAATACCTGCTTGCTTTAATTGATTTATATATGCAGGACTAAGTAGTGTTTCTGGATTTAAAGCAACTACACCACCACTACCACCAAACATACGTTCCATATTGGCTTTAAACTCTTCGCCTTTGATAGTGAGCATTTCATTTTGTACTTTATTTAACAAACTATATATTGCTCTTCTGTTAGGTATATCAATATCTTTATGAGACAAAAGCCTAACTAACTCATTCATTTTAGTTACTTTGGCTCTTTCTTTGAGCATTTGTTTGGTTGGGCCACCAAAGTCCATTGGAGTATCGCTTTTTTGTGGCTCAATGTTATTAGCTTCTATATCTAATATATTTTTTGATATATTATCATTAAAATTTTTTATCTTTTTTGTTTCTATACCTTCCAAAAATGACTCTTTATATTTTTCAAAACTAAGCTGATCTGTAAGAGTTAGTTTTTGTATCTCATCATCACTTATAGTTTCACCATTACGAAGCCTCAAACTATATGATGCTAAAAGATTAGCTGAATTAAATCTATTTTCAGTTCTAAGACGTGTTTCTAATTTGTCGTAATATGCTATTCGACTTTCCATTGATGCTCTTACCTTAGAGCCTATAATGTTAGGATCGTTTGCAAAGGTAACTTCAGTATCTAATGCCATTTTAAGCATTTCTGATATTGATGCTCCTGATTGATAAGCTAAATCTACTGCATTGTTAGAAACATTTGTTTGTAATGCCTGACCATAATTTAAGATTGCCTGATCTGCATCAGCTTTAGATGATGAATTATTTCTAATAATCTCAAATACTTTTTGTTTATTTTCTTCAATATAAGTTAGGTCAGCTTCATCAGCACTTCCATTTGTAATGTAGTTTGTTTCATATGTAAGTAATGTATTAAGGTTTTTTTCGGCTTGTTTTAGTGAGTTTTCTTTTACTGATTTTATTTGTATAGCAGAAGCTTGCCTACCTGCTTTACCCCATATAACACTTAAAGAAGGACTAATCTGATTAAACACATCTGGAGAAACGCTTTTCCTTATACCATCAATATATTGTTCTCCAGCAGACTTAACTACAAGTTTACCATTTTCATCAATGTTACCTTGATTTTCTAGTAAAGATTGATTGGCTACATCAGTTGCATGATTTTGTAAAGCCAAGCCATAGCTATTAATAGCTTCTTTTTTAAAATATTGTTGTGCTTTTCTAAGATTGGCTTTGTTATAAATATCAGCAGTAAAGCTATTAAGAGACATCTGATCTAATGGCTTTGGTATTGTATTACCTTCTTTGTCTTTTATTGTCTGTGTGCCAAGTTGTCTTCCTGCTATTTCAGCATCAAGAACTGCTTGTTGAAACTGATTGTCATCTACAAACTTGGTAACATTAGATATTGTATTAGCTATGTTTTGACTAGCTTGAGACATTGCTAAACCACCACTGCTATAATCCATAGCAACTGGTCTTACTAAATTTTGTCTTTTAATAGTTCTTTTAATAGCCATATTTAACCCTTACTAACCAAAATCACCTGCCTCATATGCTTTTGCACCTGATTGTGCTGCATTGCCCAATCCAGTAAGTAAAGCAGCTTTTCCTTTAGTTTTGCTTGCTTTTCCTTGAAGTTGAAACTTACGTCTATTCTGAAACCCCATAAGCTTAATAGCTGAAACATCAGCTTTAGCTAACTGTGTTTCTCTTCTTCTTATATTTTGAATACTGCCACTTGTTCCGACAGCTACCCCACCACTGCCAGCACTGGCAGATATACTTGCTAGTTGAGCATTTAGTTGTGCCGTTCTGTTGATAGCTTCTTGGTCAGCTTGTATCTTTGCCATTTCAGCTTGTTCATAAGCAGCTTGTGCATCATTAGCATATGCTCTTTGTGCTTGTCTTGCAGCAGCTAGTGACATAACTGCACTTAATCCGTATCCAGCAGCTCCCATTAGACTTCCACCTCTAGTAATATGCCGTTAAGTGTCATTGGCAATGGTTCCTCTTGTGTAACTGTTACTCTTCCTTCCCTTGACCAACCTAACAAATAGACTTCTTTTCTTTGTGTGAGAGCAGTAGGCTCTTGAGAAAAATCATCTGTTACTGATCTTAGCAAAATTCTTGTGCCTCCTGCTTTCACATTAAGTGTTGTTACCAAATCAAGAACGGCTCTGACAACCCTTCTTTTTTGGCCAACACTCACACCATCTGGTAACTGCATCTCAGGAGGCAATGTTGTTATCTCAGGTGTGTAAGCTAAACCTATTTCAACAGATGTTACCTCTTGCCCAAGTGTTACGACACCACTGCCATCTGTAGTAAATGTACCTAATGAATAATTACCAGACCTAACCTGCACTTCTGTATTAGGTAAATGTGCAACTGTCCAGGTAGATGAAGCACTACCACTTTGTTGAGAAGACATATCTAGATAATAATCATTTTGAAAAAGCTCCAATGATTTAACTGTAGATGAATCAATGGTTCTCTCAACAACAGTATAAATTTGCCTATTAACATTAACCATATTCTTAAAGTCACCATTAGTATCATATCTAACCCATCCCTGGACTTTCTCCTTTCTTATAGACATGAATACTGGCATGTGACCATCTGAGTTAAGAAGGTAAAGATATCCCTCCATTTGGTCTGAAGATTCCCGTTGTGCTTCTATAGCAACAGGTGTTCCAATAATATGTTCTGACAATAATGTTATTGAGTCAGAGTTATATGCTTGTGATATATCTGAAAATATGAATTCACGAATAGCACCTTTTGACTTAGTTAAAAATACTATAGCACCATCAAATTCTTGAGGTTGGACAGCTCCTGAGCCATAGCTTGTTTGCTTCTTAACTGTAATGGTTGAGGGTGTAAGAGGTTTGTTCTCACTAGTTGGCACATAGAGTTCCTGCTCAGACGTAAAGATTGTGAGAAATCGAAATGATTGCATAGCCTTGATTTCTGATACTTGAGCTTCTGCAATTTGTATTTGTATTGATTCATCATCATTTCCTGTTCCAACATCAAAGTTTGTGAACTCACCAATCTTTGACATAAACAAAAAGTTAGGCAGATCACGACTACCACCAAATATTAATCTTTGGTCATGCAATGTAACTGCTCTTGCATAACCTCTTACTGAACTAAATACTGGTTCTTGCCAATCGGTGATTGCATTTGTGTTAGACATTGTTCCAGATATTGTTGCTGTAACAACAGTTGCACTTGTATATGCAGTGATTTCTGCATGAAAAACCAATCCAGCAGAATCAACTAATCTAAGATATAAACCAACGTAATCTGATGTAAATGCATCAGCACTTGCAGTTAATGTTGTTGACCCATGAGTTTGTCCAGGAGTTAAAGTTATACTACCTGATGCAAATTTATAATATGGTTGATAAGTTAATCCACTAGATGTGTCAAAAGCATATGCCGTTCTTGTGAAGTTAGTAGCACTTGTTCTCTGTATTTGTTGCATTGGGATGTCTGGATGAGTAACGAACATTGTGTCACCACTTTGTGCAACAACTAATGAACCTATTTGTGAAGATGTCCAAGGGCAACTTGTTATTGTTTGTAATATTGTTGTAGGACTTGATATATCTACAACTCTTAATTTGGTATCACTAAATAATAATATGTAAGCTTCATCTTCATCGTAAACATAAGCTTCTGTTTGATAAGTCTCATTTGCGAGGGTCTGAAGATACCTAAGCCCAGGCCTTCTAGTGCAACCACCTTGAGCCTTTAACCTTACGTTACGGAGCCTATATGCTCCATTACGATAGGCTTCAGCATCAACTCTAGATGATAAAAGAGGGGATAACTCCCCTGATGAAAAATTAGTCGTAAATTGCCTTAGAAGTGCCATTCATTTAAGTTCCTGTAGTCCCTTCAATTTTTGTAAAGATTCCAGAACCTAATCTAATTCTGTGAAACCTACTCAATGCGACTTGTTGAGTTGTAACTTGTTGTGCATCTCTGGCTTTGGCTCTTCTAAATTGAACATCGGCAAGTTGACTGTATGAACGTGCAATATCTGCTTTCCTTGTAACAGATAAAGCCAAAATTGATGCAAGGCGATATATAACCCATAAGGTAAATGCAGGTGGCCAATACTGAGTATCTACTCTAAAGATATAGTTAAGAACAACTCTGTCATTTTCATTTGCATTTAGGTAAATATATCTTTCATAGATATCATATTGCTGAACAGCATCTTCGATTGTTACTGTTTGCACTTGGATAACGGCAGGCTCAGTTGGCATTGCATAAGCAGCATCCCAACGATCTACTGGTGCATCAGCTAATCTGGATAACTCTATCTGACCAGTAGCAAAGTTCCAGTTATTCTGTGCTAAACAGTCTTCAACTATGTCTTCATAGCTAGTGTTCATTACTAAAGCTTCATCAGTAGCTTCTGTAAAAGAGGATAAAGGCTCCATGCCAACTAAGACCATTGCTCTTTGTGCTACCTCAATATCGGTCTTGGCTGTATTTGGCATTACTTAACTATCCTATATTTACCTTTATCTAATGTTGCGTCACCGACTTTCTTAGGTTGCATAATATTAGAAACCAAACCAACAACGCTGATATTTTTAATTCCTTTCATTATGTTAGCCATAGTTTTAACTTTTTTTGCTTTTCTTGCATCTAGATCTTTTTCAATAGCACCTTGCAATCTATTAAATCTTGCACCATACCTTGCAAAATCTTTATTTAATTTACTATTAGATTGTGGCACGCCAGTTTTTGCAGATTTTTCAAACTGATTATATTTTGCTTTATCAAGCGTATTACTTTGATAAGAATAAGGCCTTGCCCTGATAACAGATTCTTTTTCTGCCAAAGCACTCATATAAGACCTAGTATTCATCATGCGATTGATAACTTTTTTTCTTATTCTAGGATTGTTAGATAAACCTCTTTCCATGACTACCTCTATGTACTTGGAACATTATCAGAACGTACTTTGTTATAAGGACTTTCTGTTTTGTCTTTAGAAGTAGTATCTTTGCTACCCATTTTCTTATTTTTTCTATCTAACCTTTTGTTATAAGCTGCAAGCTGTGCAAGACCTTCTTTTGTATATGGAAATTCTGTTCCATCTTTAGCTTTTGGCATTTACTCTGCTCCCAAGTGTTACTTTTGACCCAAATGTTATTTTTTTGGAACTAGAAGAGGAAGTAGCCTTTACAGCTACCTCCTTCTTTGTTGTTGTTGGTTTCTTAGCCATTAGTCAGAATCTGTTCCAGATAGTGATACTATATTGGCCACATCGACTGTTGTGCCATTATTAGCATTAACAACAAACATTCCGTACACAGGTGTACCTCCTGTTGCTGTGTTAGCAAATATAACGTCACCTACATTCATCTCATTAGCCATGTCATTAAAATAACCTGCTCCATCGATTACTGTAGATGCATCTGTTGATGTGTAGTGCCAGATATGAAAACCATTACCTGAATAGGAAACTAAACTTAAATCTGATTGTACGAAAGCCATGTTTCCCTCCTAGTTCTTTAGTTCTAGCTCAAATACACCTTCAGCATCGATTAAGACTGCGTTCTGTTGCATTTTGTTTAATACAAAGTAGCTGTCCTTATCGTTGTGATATTGCATATTTGAAGTTATATCTGTACCGATTGCATGTGCAACGGCATCTCTATGGTAAGCAAAACACTCTTTGTGTGTTGTACCAGCGGCTCCTGATCCATTTCTTCCCTGTAGACCACCATGTGCAAACCACATGAAACCTAACCATCTTTTGGCTGTTACACCCATTGGAAAAGGAAGATCATTCTCACCAACATATTCTGCTCTTGAGAATTGATCGATTGCCATTAGCTGTGACCATTGCTCCCAACCTACAACGCAGTATCTCTGACCATCATCAGGAACTTCATTGTTTCCAAACTTTTCCATAAGCTCTAAAGCCCATGCTAAAGTTATGCCGTTGGTTGTCTCATCATGTGCTGATGTGGTAGTAGTCATCTGCTCTAAAATTAGATCATCTGTCTTTCTACCTAATGCATAAGCACCAGACTGTTGAGCAACTTGCATTTCATCATGGTTAATTCTTAACTGATCTAGATCATCGACCCACTCACCAGCAAAGTAATCTTCCACTGTTACACTTACGTTAGTGTGTGCAAGGTTCATGGGTGCAATGTTACCATGCCTTGCTTTTGTAGTAGCAAAACCCTTACCGATTTTTTGGAATGTTGTTTTGTTCTTAACACCATTTCTAGTACGAACAGTATTCCTGAGTTTAGAACCCATACGTTGATAGGCAACGTGTACTCCAGATTCAAACTCCTCAATAAAGGAAGTGCTTATGGTAGTTAAAGCCATTAAAGCCTCCATTAAAGGTTAAAATTATACTATTCTGGTTATTCGCTTCACTACTACATTAAGGTTATTCCAAATTGGGCCTCTAAGTAATTCTACGAGCCTTCTAGTAATTTCAATCTTTCAGAAAATAGAAACTTTGTTAATTCACATTACTAAAATGGAATATTGTCTTGTTTTTCTTGTTTTGTGTATTGCTTCCAAAAAAGACTTATTGTGTCTTTAGGAAGTGTCATAATTTCTTTTTCTGTTAAGCCTTTATTGCTTTTTATGTACTTAAAAAAACCTGCATCTTTTTGTGCAACTTTTGTCACACCCATTGTTTTAGGTTTCTTTACAGTTCTCATGCACGTTTCCTTGCAAGCTGTTCTGCCATAGCTCTTACTTTAGCTATATGTGCAGGATCTCCACCATTTTGCCAGTATTTAGGATCTCTTTGAGCAGCCATTAGGTCTTCTCTAGTAACAGTTTCTTGAAACTCTGTTGTCGATGTCATGTTAAATTTAGGCTGACCATTAAGCTCCATTATAGATTCAAAAAACTTAACCATACCAGCAGAAGCAGGAATATCAGCAAATGTATTGTAATCTTCTTCACTCAATACAGAACTTGCCCAAGCATCAACTCTTTCAAGCCTTCTATCTGCATGCTCACCTAAAGCTTGGCTTTCTTCGTTCCAATCTGGCCCTGCTGTTTGTTCCATAGCCATATACTCACCAACAAAGTCATTAAACTCATCTTGGCTAAGTGCCATGTTATGTGCTTTTTCTCTAAACCAACCAAGCATATGATTGTTTTCATCAATCTCAAGCTTATTACCATCTTCGTCTTGTAGATCTATTTGATAATCCCCAGGACTTACAGGCACCTCTTTTGATGCTTCTTCATTAAGTTCATTAACTAACTCTGCTTTTATCTCATCACGTCTTGTATGAAACTTTCTTTCTAAATTTTCATAAGATGTTTTGAGTTGCTCTGGTGTTTCAAACTTCTCAGGTAACCAATCAGGTCTAGCAACTTGGTCTGGTTGCTCAACTTGATTTTGCTCTCCAGTGTCGTTAGCAATAGTGCTTTCAACTTCTGTTGTTGTGCTTTCTACGTTTTCTGTAGTTTCTTGTTCGTTAGACATATTTTCTCCCTTGTTAACAGTCCCACTTTCTTAATGCTTTATTTATACGGCTATTTGGATCATTTGCTGTTTTTTTACTTGTCAGCTTTTTCTTCATACCCATCATACGTTTACAAAAACTTCTTCTTCTAGCAGCTGCTTTTGGACTCTTTTTAGCTTCTTTTGCAGATACTGGTCTTTTTATATTTTTACCTTGCCTTCTAAGGCTAGCTCTACCTTTTGCATTTAATCCACCACTAGGATTTTTTCCTTCTTTCCTTTGCCATGCAGGTGTTTTTGCCATTATCTATGTCCTTGCATAAGTTGGTTTCTTTCCACCACCACTAGGATTTGTAGCTCTTTTTCTAGCAGTAGCTTTTCTTTTATCTTGAACACTCATTCTGTTAGCTTTTGCTGAAGGTACACATTTAGGATAAGACCTTCCATCACCCATCTTTCTTCCACAAGGAGGGTGCTTCCCATCTTTTTTGGTAGATATATCAACCCATTTTTCGTTAAACCACTTGGTTAAACTCATCCTTTATAACCACCACCCATTTTCTTATACTGAATAACTAACTGCCCAGAAGCATAAGCTGATGGCCATTTACTTACTCTTTTCTTTACAATAGCTTTTGCTCTTGCATAGAGTTTAGGATCAGTTGGTGTCGCCATTTTTCCTTCCCATTTCAGTCCTATGTTTTATCAATGCTACTAACCATCTTTGTCCTTCAAAGTGTGCAAGGTTTTCGATTGCCACTCCTGGGCCATGAATGTTATTCGTTGTGATGTTTTCCAGATACTGTAAGAACTGCTTTCCAATACCTGAACCAAATAAAGCATAGGCTTTATTATTAAGATCATTTTCAACTTCAGTAGTGTACGATCTACCATCAACCGATGCATTAATCTTCTCCTTTGTCATTGACCCATCCCTTGTTGTTGCATTAACTGCATAGCCATGTCAATGTTCCCTTGAACTTCCTGTCTATTAGCAAGAAGCTCTTCTTTAACACCAAACTTTGATGCTAAATATTTAATAACTTTTTCTTGATTATACAATGCTGGTGTTATCTCTGGGCCAAATGTTCCTGCAACTGTTTGCTGAAATCTAACAAAATCAGCTACATCTTGTTGGTCTTGTGCCCTTAATAATGGAGATACTGGAACAATTCTTATTTCTCTACCATCAACCTTTGGTATATCAAGCACACCTTGTTCTTGATAGATGGCAACAATTCTTTCAACCAATGGATGTAAGAACTCTTTCTGCATCCTTCCTGCGACTGCTCCCATATCTCTTGCCACGTCAGCAAGCCTTTCTGATACTTCCGTTGCTGATAGTGGTGTTTTTGCATTTGGTCTTGAATCAAGTTCATCAATAAATAAAGCCTTCCTGACATTTCTTCGCATATCCTCTAATATTAGTTGGCCAACATCAAACCTTGCAGGGCTTTGTAAAGACTCAAGAGAACTCCCAGGGCTTCTAGGAATAAAAGTTCCAGGCTGTATAGTAATGTTATCAGGGTTAAATACACCATCATCATCATAAACATAAGCACCACCTATAGCCATTTCAGCATTTTCTAATATAAGCTGAACAGTTAGATTTAATGTTTTGATTGCAGGCATAGCTTGTAATATTGGCCCTCTACCCCAAACTTCCATACCAGACTTTGACCAACGTGTTGTAAGCCAAGGCAATGAACCACGACCAATAAGCTTTTTCTTGTACATTATATGCTTGTCAGTTTCGGATATTAGATAGTAGGTATACTCATCTTTGAACTGGTCATCGCTATCATACATTGTAGCTTCGATGATTCTAGTTTTTCTTCTAGGATCTCTTTTCTGTGCAAGCTCCATTTCTTTGCTATACTTAGCATATGGATAACGATGCTTTACATCTGTAATGTCACACTCATTGTTCCATCTAAACCAATCAGTTACTTGATCCATTGCACCTGATAACAAGGCAACATTAGAAGGTGGTACGGCAGTAAAATGGAGATCGCCAACAAAACGACCTGATTCAACTAGCATATTCATGGTACCAATACCCAAATCTTGA